CCCAATTTCTAACAGCAGTATTGATAGTAAACTTCTCTCCTTTTCTACGTTTCATTATATCTCCCAAGGCAGCACTTTGTGAGGTCTTAACGGTCTTATCTTTTCTATAAATTTCATCATGAGGACGACGAGGTTTAGCACCTGCTCCTTTTGAAAATGCATCCAACACAACACCAGTTACAATTACAACATCATATTCAGCAGTGTCATCAGGATCTCTAGAGATATGAGTTAATCCATGTTGTTTTTCAGTAATATTTCCTTCTGTATTGAAGCAGCAAGGATATCCATCAAACAACCATCCATTAGTTGCAACTGATGCAGATATTTTATTAACTTGAGATTGTTTCAATTCACGATTATCATTATTGTGATGTTTTAAAATATGCCTTGCCATAGGCGGTGTCATTTTTATCACAAATGCATCTCTCGTTTTTGAGAGTGGGTTAAAAGGAAGAGTAATAATTTGTTTCATTTGAATTCACACCTCATCATAATTTCAGTTAAAAATGCAACAGAGTTGATCTCCATGTCAGCAACGAATGCTGCCTTGTATTGATACTCACCTATGATGAGCACTGCCTCAGGTATTGATTGAGGTTGGAGATAATCATACAATTTATCGTATATAGCACGAAACAATACCTTATAATCGTTGTCCATATTAGTGACAACCCACTTACGCATGTTGGTAAACTCTTTATTCTTTAGGAAACTAATTAACTTGTCAATGTTTTGACTGTTAGACCTTCCTAAGATACCAACATCGATCTTACCTGTAGAGGAATATGCCTGCAACTCATTAAGAGTGCGACGAAAGTCAGGGAAATACTTACCGACTACCTCTGCTAATACTTTTGCATCGTATTCTATATTTTCTTTAGTAAGAATCTCCATGCATCGCTTATGAAAATTAGAAGCGAGGATGGCACGATTCTTTCCCTTAGTAGACATATCTACAACAGAGCATCGACTCTTGATAGGGTCAATGATCTTGTTGATATAGTTACATGTGAAAATAAAACGACAGTTATTCTGAAACTCCTCGATGACAGCACGCAATAGTAACTGCACATCGGGTGTAGAATTGTCTGCCTCATCAATAATTACGACCTTGTGTTTACCTCCCACAAGAGACGAGGATGATGCAAAGGACTTACATTTTGTGCGGACTGTATCCAAGTAACGACCTTCATCAGATCCATTGATTAGATAATAGTCAGCACCAATTTCTTCACACAGTGCCTTGGCAAGGGTAGTTTTACCGATACCTGCAGTGCCAGGCAAAAGTAGATTAGGGATCTCTCCGTTATCTACATATCCTTGGAAAACTGCTTGGTTGACATCTGTTAGGATGCAATCAGAAACTGTCCTTGGACGATACTTTTCAACCCAAAGAAACAGTTTACTCATTAGTCTTGATTAGGCTCCAGAGCGATGAAGTAATTAAGTGATGACTCAGACAAAGAGTTGAAATTAATTACATTCTTGTCTGAAATACACACATGATATGTGCCATCAAGAATCTTAAGGTTTTCCATCTTAAGGCAGTAACAGAAGTTACGCTCATGAGTAGGTATAGTGCCCCAGAAGTCTGCTTCCCAGATTACTTTGTCTACAGGGACTGAGAATACATGACTAGATTCAGTCTTTTTATCTCTAACAGAAATAGACAACTCTCCTTGGAAAGAATTGACACAGAAATCAGTCACACCAAAGTTGTATGCTGCTTCACGAAGAAGTTTTAAATTCTTCATAGTCAACTCAAAGTTTACAACCTTCTCAGGAAGATTAGGGTCGTAAGTTTTTGGAGGTTGCACAATAATATCAGGGTCAGACTTCATATAAGTCGCTTTACCCTTGGTTGCTTTGTCTGCAATATAGACTTTATTCTTTCCTAGAAATACTAGATGTGGTTGCTCAAACATAGAGCAAGTCTTCACAAATAATGGAAGATCATAGATGGGAATATCCTCTGGAAACTCTTCTGAGCAAGAAGAAAATGCAAGAATATTCTTATTAACCGCCATTGTTGCAAGAGTTTTATCCAGTGCTTTAATTACAATCGACTTATTAATCTCACTAAAATTCTTTAGGAAACCAATAGTCTTTTTGGAGAGACGGATCTCTTGTGCTTCATTCATAATGTTGTTGATCAATTTTGTTTTGCATGCGTACGCTAGTGCGGTCGTTAAAACACATTAGAAGTATACAATAATGCATTGCCTTCATAATGTCAACCCTTGCGGTGCCCTTTTTATCATAGCGTGACAAATACTTAATAGCATTTGACCTGCAGAATGCCTCAGCATCACCGACTGCTTCAATCAAGTCGAGTGTTTGAATACCTTCACCAACATCACCTGAGGAATAATGTTGTTTGTATGTTGTCGCAATGTAAGACGACACCTCTTGCAAGATGCCGTCTTCATTATATTTGAATGCCATTAGGAAAATAGTTGTGCTACGTTAGACATGTCTACCTCACCATCAATCTTATCATATAAATCCATGAATGACTGTTTTGTCTCATCATCGAATCTGTTTAGACAAACTTTGATTGCTTTAGCACGATCGCTGAAGATAGCATATGCACGAATGATGTGCACAAGACGACGAGTTGAGATAACTTCGTCAACACCACCTTCTCTGAATGTCCTACGAATCATGTCTGCCCATGTAACTAAGTTAGCGATGTATTTGTCATCACATGCATCCAACTCTTTGCAGTAGTTGTTTAGCATCTTAGTCTCGATAGCAGGAGTAGGATACTCTTGCTCGAATGTCAATGGGAATCTCTCAAGGAATGCTTCGTTGAGGACATTAGTGCCGATAAAACGACCATCATCACTACCCTTACCTTTTGTGTTGGCAGTAGCGATAACTGTAAAACCTTTAGCAGGTAATACATATCTACCGATCTTCTTGAGGAAGACACCTTTACCTTCTAGTATAGACTGAAGACAAAGGATTTTGTTAGATGCAAGGTCAATCTCATCAAGAAGAAGGACTGCACCACGCTCGAGTGCTTCGACTACAGGACCATTATGCCACACAGTGTTGCCATCGACAAGTCTGAATCCACCGATCAAATCGTCTTCATCAGTCTCAATAGTAATGTTAACACGAATCACCTCACGATTCAACTGGGCACATGCCTGCTCTACACTCATGGTCTTACCGTTACCTGATAGACCTGTGATGAATGCAGGGTAGAATACCTTGGACTTGATGATCTTCTTAAGATCAGAGAAGTTACCGAAGGGCACAAAGTTGTCGTCTTTAGTTGGAATCAATCTTTCTTTGACTGTTGCAGTTAGAGGTGATGCTGCGAGTGCCTTCTCAAGTTGCTCAGTAATTGAGAGATCCCACTTACCAATACCTTTTTTGTATTGCTTAAGTCTTTTCTTGACCGTTGCTACGGAGCAGTTGAAGTGATCTGATGCTTCAACTAAGTTTTGGAATGTGATGTCGTTACCGTGCTTGTCAGAAAGATATGCTTTGAAATCTTCTGTAGTAACTGGGACTGGCTCGAAAGGCATAATCGTATTTGTTTGTGTCTATATGAATATTATACAAGAATAAAATCTGCAATGCCACTGTTAGTGGACACTATCCAAACTGGTCTACGCTCTGGTTTACGAAGGTAATTATCTGCTGCCCATGGTTTACTAGCAACATAGCGTCTATACGCAAGTGTGGTAGGGATATCATAGTCAAACTTCCACTTGTCTGGCATAGCACGAGCGAATGGTGTGTGTCTAGCACTACAACCTTCGGGTGCTATTGCTGCAGCAAATCTTATACTATCTTCACATCCATGTTTCTTATCATATCTATAAGTATACTCTTCACAAAGTGCAATGCCATGCTCAATCAACCATGCAATATTGTGATTAGACTCTGCTACCCACTTGGTGCATGGATGATTACGGAAGGCACCCTTCTCTGTTTTATATGGTGTGCCATCAGACTTGAAAATCTGACCGATACTGTGATACCAGTCAGAATATACAATGCTGAGCATTTGACATGTTTCTAGGGGCATCTTAACAACATGCTTATCTGGCAACTGGTATGCTGACAGATAAGGGTCGTTGTTAACTGCGAAGATATTCATGCAATCTGTGTGATGAAATTGGTTAGGACTTTTTTGTTGTTTGCTTTAGCACCGAGTGACTTCTTGAATGCAGTCCTGATCTGTGCGTTAGTAGCATCTTGCTTGACCTCAAACTCTGTCTCGACATTCATAGTCTTTTGGTTGAGAAGAAACAACTCTTGGTATC